CGAACGAATCCATTACTAAAACTTTTTGCAAGAAAAATTTTTCCTTGTGATAGATCCGGATTTTCTCGCGCCCATTTAATTAACTCGTCTAATAGCATTTCTTTTTTAACTTTGATTTTCATTGTTTCCATCTCCTCTAAAATAAAGTTAGTTGCTTCTGTTCCTCGTATTCCAAACCATGTTGCTTTATATATATTTCGAGCTCTTCCGCTGTATCAAATGTCTTTTTCACACCTTGCCAACCTGGCACGATATGACCGTGAAAGTAATAAGTGCCATTTACTACATGGATATGTGCCACTCGTTCGTTATCCTGATACAGATATCTCTTAGAGCCGAAAAATTGGTTTAAGTATTCTTTACGCGCGTTATCTGTCATGGTCATTACTCCCACAAGTCAAACACTCTATCTACATAAAACTTCGCTTTTGCCATATCCTCATGACCATTCTTTAACGGTGCTCTAGACAAGTATTTGATTGCATTACCTATTGCAAATGCTAATTGTGGTGGATACTGTGCCGTTACTTGTTCAATAAAATCTATAATTTCAATATCGCCGTATGTGTAATGTGCTGGTTGCTTAACATTGTCTTGCGTTTCATTCATATCTACTTTTCTGTTACTGATTACACTCATTATGCTTCACTCCATTTCTTGAACATTTGGTTATAAGTATTATCGAACCAGTACGGATCACGTGAATGTTTTTGTGGTACATTAAACAAATGTGGTTTCCTCTTACGTAGTTCAACCTCTTTACGTCGTTGCCTAGCTATTTCACGTTCTTTGCTCTCTCGTTGCATAATTCTGGATAATACGATTTCTTTATACTCAGCTAAGCGCATGCCATAAGGTGCGTTTAAGGCTTCTAACAACGCCCAGCCACCACGTACTCTTTTTGCAACCATTCCAGGAGTTAACCCGTTCTTTTTTATCAATTCATTTTCATGTTCGGTAAATTTATTATGGTTTACCGTTAATCTTCACGACACTCATTTATTCCACCTCTACATTTACATTTCTAATTTTTAAATTGTCATACTCTAGTATTTCGTCAGGATTGTTATATAAGTAATCTGCCAGCGCTTCTTTTTCTTTATCCACATCATCAAAATGCTGATATTCAACTTCTGTAGGTATCCTTATATCAATCGTTGCATTTATATATGCTTGTTGTTGCATTAGATCACTTCATTTCTCTTTTGCGTTCTCGTCTTGCTTTAATTAATTCCTCGTACGTAATCCATGTTTTACCTGTATACTTAGGCGCTTTACATATCCAATTGAGTTTTATGTTTCTGTATTTATGTCTGAAAATCTTAGCTTTAAGTTTTGCTACTTCGGTTGGCATACCTTTAATGTCGATAACTTCAATCAGTTTGCCATCGAGATATAACGCGAAGTCTGCAATATATTCAATCTTTCGTTGTTTATCTAGTTTTGGTAATAATTCAAATTTCGGTTGTATTTCGATACGATCATAGTTAGTGCCATTCTTATTACTTTCTAAATATTGGTAATATTCACACTCCACTTTGCTATCAAATACAATCCCTTTATACTCAACTTTCTTAGCGTTGTATTTACTCATCGTCCACCTCTAAATATCAAATATCGTTGCCTGCAAACCTAACTGATGCTCATATAAAAGCCCGTGAGCGCCTTTAAATCGTTTTAGGTCACTATCAGTCATAATTTTCTTTTCGTCGCTGAAATGGGCTCCTGTGAGCGAATAAACTTCATTTACGTTGTCTTTATACTTGATGACTTTAATATCTTCCGTGCCATCTTCTCGGTATAAGTAATATTTTTCTTTCGGCATTTTTAACACTCCTTAATGTGCGTTTTCTTCCAATTGATTTCATTCATAATTTTCTCTTCAACTCTGTCGTAATCATCGAAAGGCGATAACTCGTTATTGTCTAACAATCTGTTAACTGCCCAACCAATTTCTATATAGACATTTGCTACAATCGGGTCATTTTGCTTTGTCTCTTCATACATCGATTTCAATAAGCTTTTGAATTGCATGATATTCATGTGAAAAACCTCTGAGTCTTCTTGTAATACTCAAATTCAATTATTCCGGTTTCACCGTCTTTGTTTTTGGCTATGTTACATTCAACAATAGATTTGCCAGTGATACTGTCATCTTCGTCACGGTTATAATAATCATCGCGGTAAAGTAACATTGCTAAACTCGCATCTGCTTCTATTCCGCCTGATTCTTTCATGTCCGATAGCATTGGTCTTTTATCCTGTCTAGACTCGACGCCACGATTCAGTTGTGAAAGTAGTACGATGATTGCGCCTGTCTCATTAGCGATTATCTTTAAGTCACGTGATATCTTTTCTACTGCTACACGTCTATCAACTTTCGCATCAGTATCCATCAGTTGAAGGTAATCTATAAAAATAACTTGTTGACCGTCTGAATGCCTCATTGCTTGTGCTCGCACATCTTGCGGTGTGATATTACTTTTATCAGAAATATCAATGCCTAATTTCATGATTTTATCCATCGCATTCGTTAACTTTGTTAAGTCATCCGGCGTTAAGTTCCTGATTTCTTTTATCTTTGTTAACTCAATACCAGTAATTGTTGATAACATACGTTTCAATACCGATGTGCCGGTTGTTTCGAGACTAAAGAAAGATGTTTTGTATCCATTTTGTGCTATGTTCAGCATCATGTTTAATGCAAAACCTGTCTTACCCACTGAGGGACGCGCTGCGATGACGATTAATTGCGACGGCTCCAATCCCCCTATTTTGTAATCCATGAGCTTATAACCCGTCTTAATTTGCTTCTTAGGGCTATCGCTGTATAACTCATCGACAAACTCCTCAACAAACTTCTTGGTTCCGTCTTCTTTTCTGTTAGTAATTGTTTTTAAATCCTTGAGTTCATCAATCAAGTTATTAAAATTTTGGTTCGTAGGTTGTTGTTTGAACTCAGTTACCAATTCTTTCGCTTTGTTGATTTGATAACTTTCCAATAATTCTTGTTGATAACGTTCAAAGAATCCGTATCCAATGAAATCGGAGTTGTAAAGTTTAGTTATAGTATCTGCATCTAAAAACTCTTTATCTTTAGTTGCTTTTAAATAGATTTCTTGATGATCTATCTTTCCGACGTCCATTACATAATTGAAAAAGGTTTTAAACTTTTCGTTCGTAAACATGTAATCTTTAACTCTTATCTTTTCTAGTACGTCCGGTTGTTTAAGTAGCGTAGCGATTATTGTGCTTTCAATTTCAAATTGACCGTAATTCATTCGTTATCGCCCCCAAATTCTGCCAACTTATTCATGAAGTTATCTAGCGCTATTTTTCTTTGTCTGACATATTCGGGGTCATTCTGCATTTTCCATTGGTGTGTAGCGGTTTCGTTGTCTACCGGCTCAATAGATACTTTTTTAGGTGCCTTACGCATGATTGCTGGTAGGTTAGGCGGGTACGGGTTGTTACTGTTGATATATCCATCTACAGCTTTTACAGTTGGTTGATAATCCCCGTTTTGACTTAATACATCAATCCACATTTCTAACTTTGGTTTATCAAAATCAATGTTGTATACGTACCTAACTTTTTTAATAATTTCTAATGCTTGTGTTTTGCTCATCGGCATTAGTCATCACTCAATTCTTTTTCCATTTGTGCAATGACATCATCAGTAGTATTTTTTCTAGGTGCTATTTTATTTTCTGCATCTTCTTTTGTTTTGACATTCTCTTTAGCCCAGTTGTTTAAAACTTTAATTAAATAGCCACCATGCGCACTTTTGCTTTTAGTGTACTCAACACCTACTTTTACAACTTCAAAAGCGTTTGTACCTATATCATCAATAGCAAACCCTAATTGTTCCATTTGATTAGGTGTTAACTTATCATCCAAATTTGCAATTATATATTTTATTGAAGATGAGAAGACGGCTTCTCTTTCTTCTTCTTTATTCTTATATTCTTCTTCTCTTTCTTCTTCTTCTTCTGTATCGTTACGTAACGTTACGGTAACGTTACGTTTTGCTTCTAGTAACTTTTTCTGTTTCTCACGATAGCGTTGTTGTCGCAATTTATTTTTTTCTTTATGCTTAGCTTTGCTATCTAAGCTTTGATGCTTCTCCCAGTTTGTCACTTTTATGACACCATTAACTTTTTCAATCATGCCCAATGTCTCAAAAGTTTGAATTGCTAACCTTATTGAGTTAATAGGTCTATTAAATTCATTTGCTAACATTTCTTCGTTGTACGGCAAGTTTTCGGATAGCATAATATAACCTTGTTCATTGTACTTTCCTGATAAAGTTAGTAACTTAACCCAAATAGTTATGATCGTATCTCTTTCGGGTAAAGCTTCGATATATTTGATTTTGCTGTCATCAAACATGCCAACTTTAAGTTTTATCCACGATACTTCTCCCATTGTTTTCTCCTTTCAGCATTTTGTTGAGCCTCTCATCAACTTTTATCCACGAGTCATGCAAGTGGTATTTATCATCAAACGACTTAACGCCAATTGCATGTTGCTCGTTGTGATGTTCGCGACATAACGCTAATACATGTTTGTCATAGTGGTTCATTTTGTTTCTGTTCATGCCTCTGCCAACTGCTTCATAATGTGCTAGGTCAGCGTGAGGCTTTCTGCATATTACACAGTTGCGGTTAACAGTTGACCAGTATAAGAATGATTTATCTTGTTTCAGCAAGTCGCTTGTTTTATAACTAAGCGGTATGTCGTTGTGAAATATCCAATCGAGTGTTACCTCGATAATTTGATTCGCTTGCATCCGTGTACAGTCACTTAACGAAATGCTCTTGTCGTAGCCATACAGAACCGTTACATATTCTTGGAACAAATACCTCATATAGTCACGTGGTTGGCCTGTGTGGCTCTCTATGTCGTTACAGAGCGCAAATATTTTTCTTCGTTGCTTGTCTGTTATTTTGAATGGGTCTTCGATTCGCAAATCACATTCGACTTCGTAGCCGTTATCAAGTAATAATGTTTCTTTGTCTCCTAGCTCGGCACCCTCGATAACGACTGTTGTTGTGCCGTCATCTTGAGTGATATAGTTTTTGATTTGAGCCATTTAATCACGTCCTAGAAAGGTAAATCATCGTCAGAGATTTCTATAGGACCATTAGCATTAGCAAATGTATTATTTGATTGCTGTCTATTCTGTGGTGCGTTATATGAATTATGCTGTTGTTGGTTGTTAGATTGACCGTTGTTTTTACGTTCAACGAAAGTTATATTGTTGACTGCGATGTCTGTAGTAAACACTTTCTGTCCTTGATTATTTTCATAACTACCGGTTTGTATTGAACCAGTAACGCCAATTTTATTACCTTTATTAAAGTTATTAGCGATGATTTCAGCAGTCTTACCAAATGCAACACAACGAATGAAGTCTGTTTCATATTCGTTAGTTTGTTTGTTTTTGAATGGTCTCTGTACTGCGATTACAAAGTTAACTACGTTGTTGTTTTGACCTTTTAACTCTGGATCTGCCACTAGGTTCCCAATTAAATTTACTGTATTCATTGTTCAATTCCTCCAAGCCATTTTTTTATCTGTTGTCTGGTTACATTGATTTGGTTTTTATTCAGTGCTTCGACGTTCATTTTTTCTAATTTGTTAATTTGTTCCTGGTGTTTTTCCGCGAATCCACTTTCTTTAGCTATGGCTATAAAATCATTAACTTCTTTAGTTAGTATGTCTTTAAATTCTTGACTTACTGTTGAATATTTATCTTGTTTTTGTTTTGCGTCTGCGTCATCTTCATCAGTTGGAATGTTAAAGAACTTCATTAAGAAATAGCGTTCAGCATAAGTTAACGCTGTGCCATGTGCTTGTGAAATATCATTTTGTTGACCGTAAGCGTGATAACTTACTTCATACTGTTCTTCTGGTTTATCAGCATTAATCCATGTATAATTCAAATCCATTTCAACTATGAATTCTGTCACTTCTTGACCTTTTTTGTTTTTAAAAGTATGTGTCGTCCAATTTTCATTTGACGTATTGGGGACTAACAATAAATTATGTTCAATCATCTTTTCTCTTATTCTGTGTAATATTTGAGATCCTGAAACATACGAGAAGTTATAACCCTTAGTATCTTTTGTGAAGCCCGCAATATTCGCTTTAACATCTGCTATTTTTTGGTACAAATTAAGTTGTTCGGCCATCTATTCTCCCACCTTTACCGTGTATGACGTTGGTTTCTCCACAATGCTAGCACCCTCTAAAACTTCGCCGTTTGCGTCAATCAATGTGCCGTTTTCAGTTACATTGAAATCTTTCTTAATGTCTGATTGGCTAAGTTTTTTAGTTACTTTTACATAGTTGTCAAAACCTCGTTGCTCAAGTTGTTTAATGACTTCTTGCTCATTGCTAACTTGAATGACTTTTGAACCTTTTCTGGCTGTCACTTTTCCGTAAGGTGTATTCAACTTGAATTTGCTATCTTGTTCTTTTTGTATTCTGTAATATTCAATTACAAGGCTTTGTAAATATTCTTTGCCACTCTGTAATTTTTCTACTTCTTTATCTTTCCATTCGTTTATGCGTTCAATTTCTTTATTTGCTAAATCGTTGATTTCATTCTCTTTAGTTGTGATTGCATCCAGTTTCTTAAAAACCCAGTTAGCACTGTCTAGATCAGTTACTTTGAATCGGTCGTCTTGTTCGAATGTTTCTAATTCTCTCTCTTGTAAATCATTCACTTTTCATACCTCCTACCATTTCATGACTAAGTTAATTAGTCTGTCCTGTTCGTCTGTGTTTTCTTCAATCCATTCGTAAATAGATTGATTTAATATGTCTAATGCTGTGTATAGATCGTTCTCATTAGTTATGTTTATGCCGTCGATAAACTTATCTTCTAAATCTAAGATATTCACCAGAATGCTGTGGTCCTTCTTCTTAACTGCTAATTTAAAATCAAATCCGTCTACATTAATTACCTTCTGACATACATCGCCTATTTCGTAATACATCTTGACTTCCTCCGTTTTTCGTTTTATATTGAACGTGAATTAATTTTGCTAATCGTTTGTCTCTGTTACTTGTTGGCGCAAGTAGCAGTTTTTTTATCTTATTATCAGAGATGCTTCATAAATTGTGCCTTTTGGTTCGCCCGGCACTACTATTTGGCCGACCATTAAATATTGATGCACTCTTCTTCTGGATGATTTCTTAAGTTTTAAATTGTGTAATACTATGTCTCCAGTATGTCTATCTAAATATTCAACAAGATAATTTCTGTTCTGAGCCGACATGTAAATATGCGGGTTGTTGTACTTCTTTCTATATTCAGTGATCGTTTTAACTTCATCATCACTTAAAACAGCTTGTTCTGCCTTTCTTTCCCATTCCACACTAGGTTTAACGTATTCTTCAAACCAAGTCATTTAATCATCCACCCCATAAAAGTATTCTTTATAAAATATGAATGTCCCTATACTTGCGAATCCCGCAATTGACCATGCTGTAGTGAAGTATAGAAACGGCATAAGTACAATCGCTAAGACTGTGAAGCATAGTACTGCTACTAGGTAGCTTTTATAAATGTTACTCATTTTCTTTTTTCTCCTCTTTGGTTGTTTCATCGTTTATCAAACCTTGCATTTCCATTAATTTTTGAGGTATACCAGCTTTTAACTGGATTTCGTATAACATTTGTTGAATGTGTGGTGGCACTTCTACCATTCCTTTCGTGTATAATTTAGTTATCTCCTAGTGAAAGGAGGTGATAAGTATGGAATTTAATGATTTTCAAAATTTCTTTGGTGAACTTAGTAATCAAGCCGAAAAAGAATTCGGTGGTGACAGTGACTTTTTTAGAGATAGAATAAATAAGTTGAAAGAAGACGCTCCTGAAAACGTATCTTACGAAATTATTTATTCAATAGCTTTATACGAAAGCTTAAAAGCTCAACAAGATATGAAAATTTTGAATACAGTTAAATATCTTTTAGATCGTGACTAGCAATATCCAACAATGATTTGCTCTGAGCATTATTAATTTTTGGATAATCAAAATTTCTAAGTTTAAATCTTGTGTTTTTCTCAATCTTTACAACCTTCCACGTCACAACTGCCATTGTGATGAGGAGGGTTGTTTTATATAGTGTGTTCATTGATAATTCCTCCTATTAAGATTTTTATTTTTCTCCTAAAAACTTATTAACAAAGTA